ATAACTGGTATTCTTGGTAAATCAATAACACCTAAATCTGGTGTTTCAGTTGATGCTGGATTTGTATAATAATCATCTGAATATTCTATAGCACTTATTCTTGCTGTTACTATACCTGTATCGCTTGATATTTCTGTAACACGCATCACTCTGAACAATTTGTCAGTCCATCCGTATAGGTTGTTTGTTACTTTTATAACATCACCTACATCTGTTTGGATACCCGAATAGTCAGCATCAAATTGTATAACAGTGCCTACTCTACTTTGATTGAGATCAATGTTTGCTAATCTTTCTGCTCTTACATTATCATTGATCATGTCTATTTTGTATTTCAACACATTGTCTGGTTCGTTTGCGTTTCTATCACCTGCTGGTGTTTCGACTAACACTGTGTTTGTTTGGTCTTTACGGTTTTGATCCATAAATTCAATTTCAACACCATTGTATAGTGCATATAATTCTGTTGAACTTATGTCTATTTTGCTTACTATGTTGTCATCGTTGTATACCAAACAATTGGCTTTTTCTGCTGTTGATATTGCTCTGTTAGGTATTGCGGCAAATTTACCTTCTTTTACATTGAACGTAAAGAATGTTGCACTTGCTTGACATATTTTATCTATGTTTGTCGAACAACTATCAAATGTGCTTAACATACCATTAATTTGATATCTTTTGTTTGTTGTGCTGACATTTGCTTTGTTTGTGTAAGCAACTAATTCATCACAATAACCTTTCATTTCTACATTACTTGTGCCTGTAATACTGTTTACATCTATTTCAGCATTAGATAATTTAGCACCATATCTAGTTGATGTTAGATAATCATATAACACATCACCAGGATTGTTCAGTGTGTTATTCATCTTGAATGTCATTTGTGGTAAACCTGTTAAACCATTTTCAGCATCATAATCTATTTGTAACACTGCAAATACCAATGCGTTTGCTGTGTGATTTGCTCCCCAATGTGGCACTATGCTTGTAGCGGCTGTTGTGCTACCTGTTCCTGATGTTGGGAATATAACGTCACCACTACCACTACCACCAGCATATACATTTAACCTAACGTTACCTGCATAACTGGTGTCTGAGGATTGGTTTGGATCTTTGTGACTGGTTACTGTATTACCTGTGAATATCAATTCAACATCATTCATGAACACTTGATCACAAGTAAATGTTCCTGTTTGTGTTTGTTCTGATAGTGCTATACAATAAGTCATTGTTTTGTTTTGATTGCTTATTGCGGCATCAAATATAGGTCCACTGGTAAATGCTTGTCCATAAAGTATTGGTATTTTGTTGTCTGTGGCTGGTGGTAACTGTATTGATACACCTGGATCTCTACCTTGATCTAATTCTGGTGCTTTGAATACTCCTAATGCTCTTGCTGTTCCATATGCTAATCCACCTGCAATAACTGATGTGGCAATAGTTGCCAATACGCCGGTTATGCCTATTGCTCCTACTATTGCTGTTGCTATTGCTGTAAATACTGCCATAATTAACCTCTATATAACCAATTGTAATCTACTGGTTCCCAACCTCTTTGTTCTAATTTAAGATCAGGTGTCGATGCTAGTGTTGTTAGTGTAAAAGAACTTATAATACCTTTGTCTTTTAATTCTAATCCTATAGTGATATAATGATTAAGTAATCTTGCACCTGCTGTAGTGCCTCTGAATTGTTCTTCAACCCACCAAGCAACTTCAGTCATTCTTTTCACATGTGGTAACCATAAATCACCTTGTATAGTTGCCAACAACATGCCCATGACTCTACCATGTTCTTCTGCAACAATGGCTAAACCTGTTTTAAGTATATGATCAATAACTTTGTTTACATGAACAAAATCATATTTAGGATTATGTAAATCTTCAACAGGATTTGAATTTGCAAAATCAATCATTAATCTGCGAATGTCATCATAATCTTTAAATTGTGCTGATCTAACTTTCATTATGCCATTTGCCTTTTATCTGTTCTATCACGGCCGCCACCGCCACCGCCACCGCCACGGCCTCCACCGCCTCCATAACCACCACCAGTGGCTTTGTATTCTTTACCAAAGTCAAATGATATGTTATAAAGTTCTGGTACTCTTGCAAACACTTGATCGTTAGGATAAAGTCTTACTCTATCATCAGGGTTTGTTCTTTGTCCAGTTATTCTGTTTTCTAACAGTGTGTTTATACTTGCACATGTTACAGTAACAGTGTTTTGTAATGTTTTACCCGGTGTAAAGTCTTCTTGTATAGCAAAGTTAGTTATAATACCGCTAAACCTTTTGTATACTTCACTGGTATCTAATTCATGTGTAGTAGTATTATAAAAACCTCTGTATACATTTACAGTTCCACCTTTTATCTTTGTTGTCAATATTAGACTTAAATAATTTTGTTCGCTTGGTATACCACTCAATGTAATTGATATATCACCATTAGTTGTTCTTATATCTTCTGGAAATTCACTTATTTGTAAAAAAGAACCTAATTCAGTATAAGTGTTGGTATTATATGTAACTGGTTTGTATGCACTTGAAATATAATATGTTGTGCCATCTAATGTCAAATCAATAAGAATACAACTGGATATATGATCTTGTTGTACTGGTGCTATTGTGGTTGCCATTAAGTGATTACCTCAATCAATTCAAAATCTGCTGAAAATTCTATTCTATCATGTGGTGCAATGGTGAACTTGGGAAGGTTGGTTATTTTGGTTATCCATCTTACTTCATTACCTACTCTAAACCCACCTGTGTTTAATGCTACACCTGATTGTGTTAATACTGGTCTATGCACACTTACTGCTAAATTACCACTAGTAAAAGCAATATCGGCTGTTACTTGATATGGATATCTATATGTTGATGTATTGCCTAATGGTTGAATAAAATCACCTTTCTTAAACAATGTACCACTATGACCTGTTGCTCCTGTTGTGTCTACATACAGAGTAGAACCGCTTATGCTGTTAAGTGTCAATGCACCTAATTGTGTTGCGTTAGCATCACCTTGATAGGATGTGATATAATTCATACCACTGTTGTTGTTTAATGAAATGTTTGCTTCATTGGTACCACCTGTTGTATAGATATCTTCTAATACACCTCTATTCGTGCTGTAAGTTAATCCATTGTGCATACCAACTGTGAAAGAATATACATTTATGTTTCTATCTGCTGTTTTGTAATGACCACTTCTAGATAATGTGCTACCCATTAGTTCACGTCTATCTATTTCTATGAATGTTGCGTTGTCTATAATTGTTTGTAACGACATATCTACTCCTATGCTGGTGTCCTACGAGCACCTGCTCTGCTTACGTTGTATATGAACTCGGGATCCTGTGCAATTCTCTGCTGAAAAGAGACCGTATCAATTGCTGATATATTGGTAATATTTGTGACGCCACCTCCCATAATGCCCGGACCACCTGCGTTATGACCACGTAATGCACTATTTGGTAACACTACTCCACTTTGTTTGGGTACAAATATTTCGGGGCCTTCTTCTCCAATTATGTATGGTTGGCCTGCTTTTGCTGGTCCACCTTTTGCTAGTCCAAATAATCCCATGATAGGACCTGTTATGAACTTTTGCACTATTGCTTTTGCTAATACTTGTCTTATAAAGTCACCTAGGTCTGAGAAGTCTGCTTTACCTTGTACAATAGCATCTGCTAGACTGTCTTCAAACATAGCAACTGCTTTAACAAATCCATCACTTAATGTAGTCATGAAATCACCAATACCTGCATTTTCTAATCCTTCTTTTACTCTTGTTAAAAAGTCATCTGCCGCTTCCTGATTTGCTGTGATAATTTCTTTTATCTTTTCAATTTGCTCATCATATAAGCCATTTATTTCTGCAATTTTTTGTATTTGTAATTCTAAGTTCTTTTGTGGATCTTTATCTAACTGTAATGCTTGTATCTCTGCTAAAGCATTTTTACGATCAGATTCTAAGTCAAATACAGCATTCTTTATTTCTTTTTCTTCTTTGGTTAAACCTAGTAGTGCACCTTCTAATAGTAATTTTTCTTTTGTTACTTCCAAATCTTTAGTATTGTCTATAATTATTTCTTTTGCACTTTCTAAATTTCTAGCAATTATTCTAGCAAGTTCATTTGCCTTTCTTTTTTCTTCCTTTGCTAAGGCTTCTTGCTCTCGTTTTAACTTTAATTGTTCTCTAAGTGCTTTTGTCTTTTCTTCCTCTATTCTTTTATTTTCGTCACTTATAGCCTTTTCTTCAGCCGCTTTGGCTTTTGCTTCTTCTTGTTTTCTTAATTCTTCTTCTGCTAATCTTGTTGCTTCTTCTACACTGGTTTCCATACCAACTAAATCTTTAACAAAATCAGTTACTGCTGTTGCCGGTCCTGCCAAGAAGTCACCTACACCTTTACCGCCTGTGAATTTCTTAAGAACAAAATTAAATGCATCTAAGGCTAACATTGCGGCACCAACAAATGGTAAAAATCTAACAAATGTTCGTCCTAAACCTGCTATACCGGTACCCAATGCACCAATTCTTCCTCCTTCGGCAGTGCCAGTGATAATTTTACTAAATCCGCTCATACTTTCGCCAAAGTTCTTTGTGATTTTGTTTCCTGCTTTAAATTCACCCATGGCGGTTTTTACAGAATTACCTAGGCTGATCATACCCCCTTGGAAAGAGGTAATACCCTTAATTAATTTACCTACACCAAATATGGCAAATAATGCTGTAGCATAATATAACAAGTCTTTAAAGAAATCAATAACACTACTGCTTTCTATATTGTTAATTGCATCAGCAACTGCCATTAAGGAGGCACTTAGACTATCAAATGCACCTGTTTCTTCATTAACTGAACCTAATAAATTTGTGATACTGTTTTGTATTGCTTGAAAACCCTCACCTATTGTGCCTGTTGTTTTGTCAAAGTCTGCTTCTACCTGAGAGGCCATTATCTGAGTGGCATCTGCCATTAGATCTGCTGTTAAGACACCTTCTTCTGCTAATTTACGCAATTCACCACGTGTTACGCCCAGTATCTTAGCAAATTCACCCATGAACTTACTGTTTGTTTCATTAATACTGTTAAATTCATCACCACGTAACACACCTGATG